CGGGTGTCTATACAACCCGATGTCTACTTCCGTGAGATCCACGGACCGTAGTCGTACCACAGTGCAACGAACATGTTCTTTTTAAAGATCATCTTCGTCTTTGCACGCAGCGCAACAGAGTTTAAATATGCTCTGTCACGCGACGGCGTTAACAGTCTAGCTAAAAGTAAGCCTGGACTGTCCTTTTCTACCGAAATAGTTACCGTCGGCAGTGCTGGGAACAAAAAACCTTCCCAACCATTCGACGGCAATTTCGCGAATCTCTCGAAATTACTCGAGATGGTGGCATCTCCAGCAGACTTTGGTCCAAAAAGCCTTAAGGGCTTAGGGATTAAGTTAACTAGAGAATACCATAGGTGTTTGAAAGCCAAATCACATCCGATATTGCAGCATCGGACATGAGAAAGCTCTCGCACACCATTCGCAAGACGAAAAACGTCCTTCAGGTAGACAGGCCTCTGTTTTAAAAATAGAGGTTTAACGTCGTGACCGTTAAAGTAGTAAGAACCACAGGATTCACGAAAATACCCAGTGGAAAAACTCTTCTGGGCGTTGATCGTAAATCCGTAGAACTCACAAACTCTGGTCAGCTGCGCGACGCACTCAACAGGAATAATGAGATCATCTCCGAAAATCGAGACATAATTATCCGAGACACCAAGGGACTCACAAACAGCGAGTGCCAAGGTTACAAAGATAAGAGACTCGAGTTCGAAAGTGAACCCATTGCCCATAGTACTGAATTTCTCAGAAAAATGGACCTTCCCTTCGAGTGTGTAACAGGGGCTACGAGCGGCGTCAAGTACTAAGAACCAATCCCTTGGTAGTAATAACTCTACCAGTGAACGAGAAATAGTATCTGAGGCAGCTTTAAAGTCGATAGTGGCAAGAGGAACACCCATGGAGCCTAAAAAGGCTCCACGCTTATTCTTCAAGTCAGAATCAAGATTAAACCCCGCAAACCGAAGTGAACGCCTAATTGTTCGCCCGATCCCTAACTGAATCCAGAGGTTTAACCCTGGCTCAATCGCGATCGTACGATCAGTTTTAGCGTTTTTCGGGACTGTGACTATAGAGTTACCTGTAACAAAAGTGAGCTTTCGGAGGTTTTCCCAAGTTGGGTAGGCCTTCAAAAGGACATCAGAGAACAGG